GTTCGGTGACGACCCAACCTCTGCTGAGCTAAAGGCTATGAAGGCTGAGCTCGACGCATTGAAGGGAACCCTTCAGTCCCGCGAAGAGCAGGAGGAGCAGGTTCAGCTTGGCTACGAGATTGAGTCTTCAATTGAGGCACTTACCAGTGAGTACGGAGACTTCGACCAGGAAGCTGTTGTGCGTCGCGCAATGCTTCTAGCTGACGACTACCCTAACGCTTCACTTGAGCAACTAATCTACGCAGGCTACGAGCAGTACAACGAAGAGCTTGACCGCATGCGTGGACAGGTGAAGAGAGCCCCTAGGATTGCTGGCGGAAACGCTAACAAGGTCCCAGCAGCCCCAGCTCGTGTGCTAAACAGCCGTGAAGACCGTATTGCCGCTATTGAGGAAATTGTAAAGCGAACTCTTAATACGTAAAGGTTTTATGGTAAAGTGTTGCATAGTAGTGAGTACGGCCCACCTGGGCTAGGGCGAACGAAGTAAGACCTTTTAAACCAATAACACTAGGAGTGTAAACATGGCTGATGGCCAGAACCTCGCTATTGCCAACGTCATCCTTAAGGATGTATACGGTGACATTAACGAACAAATCAACAATGCAACTCCAGCGCTAGATGGTATCAAGTCAACCGCTCGCAACATTACTCAGGTTGGTGGTCTCGGTGTTAAGTTCGTAGCACACGTAGGTCGCAACACTGGTATTGGTGCACGTGGAGAGGACGAGGACCTTCCAGAGGCTGGCAACCAGCAGTACGTCGACGGCCAGACTGGTCTAAAGTCGTTCTACGGTTCCGTACGTCTAACCGGACAGGTTATGGCGCAGGCATCTCAGAACTACCAGACCTTCGCTGACGTAACCGCAGAAGAGATCGAGCGCATCCGCGACGACATCGCTAAGGACCAGAACCGCCAGGTATTCGGTGACGGCACTGGAACCCTAGCTAAGGTAGCTACCGCTAACAGCTCTGCTGCTGCAACCCTTACCCTAGACGACGTAAAGTACCTACACGTAGGTATGCGCGTTGACGTTCTACTAGCTGCATCTCTAGGTAACTCGGTTCCTTCCCCAGCTCACACTGGCGGATACGTAACCATCACCGGAATCAACAAGACCACCAAGGTCGTAACCTTTGACCGCAACCTAGCGTCTTCTGTTACCGTTGGTTCTGCTGTTGTACGCTCGAACTCAACCTCTTCTTCTCAGGTGAACAACTGGAAGAAGGAGTGGACTGGTTTCGGTGCAATCATCAGCGCTACTGGTTCCCTACACGGAATCGACCCATCGACCACCCCAGCATGGGCAGCAAAGACCAGAGACATCTCCGTTTCAAGCGTTCCTCAGCAGATCACTGAAGAGGACATGATCGGTATGGTAACTGACATTGCTGAGGACGGCGACAAGCCAGACGTTATCTGGACCGACCACGGTTCATGGAACGGTTACTGGAAGGCTCTTGAAGAGAAGCGCCGCTACGTCAACAAGGTCGACCTACAGGGTGGTAACCGTGGACTTGGTTTCGCAACCGAGTTCGGTGACCTACCATTCAAGGCCGACTTCGACGCTCCTAAGGGCAAGATGTGGTTCGTGAACTCCAAGAAGGTCAACCTAAACACCAGCCGCGGCTGGGAGTGGATCGACGAGGATGGCTCGAAGTGGAAGCAGGTTCCACGCCGTGACGCGTTCATCGCTTACCTACGTAGCTACTCCGAGATCAGCACCTACCGTCGTAACACCCACGGTGTTATCTCTGGTATCGCTTCGGGTATCTAAAGAAAACCGCTATGAGGGGCGTAGGATTATTCCTGCGCCCCTCTAGTCATAAGGAGAGAAAATGGCAATCGAATACTTCAAACAACATGGCATGCTTCCAGATCTCAGTGAGCTGGACAGACTCAGGGATGTACCTGTAAATGCCTATCGTCTAGCAAGAGCACTTGCGGACTACGACCCAAATATCTACATCATTAAGCTGGCAGAAGGCCACCCTCAGTTCGACCGACAGCGTCCATACAGCGTCGTGGTTCACGGGGCAAAGGACAAGTACGTCCTAAAGAACTACGCAGAATGGCAGCTAGACGAGCGCATCATGGCCGATATCATCCAGGCTGACGTTACAAATGCAGGCATGTCCATCGACGACGTGCAGGCTATCAACGCTGCTCATGCAATGATGAAGGCTAGGGAAAGACAAGAAATAGACGCTGAGCGCAGGGAGTTAGCGAAAGATGTTGCTAAACTAGGACTGTCTAAGAATTACGCCCGCCATAACGGAAAGCTGCTGTTCGACCCAAATGCCTAGAGATTTCTACACCAGGACCGCTGACGAAGTCGCAACCGAAGTCAAGCGTATCTTTGGTGACGAAGCTTTAGTTGAGCTTAAGTCCTCTGACTTGCTCCGCTGGATCAACGCAGCACAGCGTGAGATTGCATCTAGCCACAAAACCCTAAAGGGTAAGGCTAGCCACGACTTGGTAGCGGGGCTGACTGTTTACCCAATTCCACTAGAGAGCCCCGTCTCCCAGGTTCAGGGCGTACACATCGAGGGCAAGCCTCTTCGTGCCATTAGCTTCCAAGCGGCCCAAGAGGGAATCCTTCAGGATGACCCAGAGCTGGAGGCTGAGGGCGAGCCTAAGGTTTGGTACGAATGGGACGGCGACCTCTACATCTACCCGCCTTCTGACAAGAGCGTAACCGATGGTATGGAGCTCTTCTACATCGCCTACCCACAAAACCTAACGTCATTGGTTCAGAACCTTCAGGTTCCAGATAGGTTCTACAACCAGATCGTTGACTACGCTCTAGCGCAGGCTTACCGCCTAGACGAGAACTGGCAGGCTACCGCTTACCAGGACGCTCGCTTCAGGGATTCAATGAATCGCCACTTGGCACAAGAAGATATCGTCGACGTTCAGTTCTACCCAACCAAGGTCGTTCTACCAGAGGATGAATAATGTCTAGAGAAGGCCTCGTAATAAATGACTTCTCTGGCGGTCTCAACAACGTAATCGACCCTTCGCTTATTGCGGAGAACGAAGTATCCGAGATTAAGAACCTCGTCATCTCCCGCACCGGAAAGCTTGTTAGCCGTCACCCTATTATCAAGGTCGGCACTTACCCTACCGGAACTACTACTGCACAGGCGCTTGGCTATTACCGCAATGAAGATGCCGTTGTATTTCTTGTCGTAGCAACTAACGCTAAAACTTATCTGTATAACCTTACTGCTAATACTTGGACAGAAATCTGGGCGTATCCTGCTGAGGACATGACCACTTATGCAAACAGGCTTTATCTAGTCAACTCCACAAACAGCGGTGGATACTGGTCAAAGATCTCCGGCACGTACACCTGGACTGCTCTAAACAGCGGTGCAAATGCAATGCCTAATGGAAATCAGATTCACTTTACCAAGGGGCGCTTGTACGTTTCTAGCCGCGCAACAGGCAACACTTCTACCCTACGTTACAGCAACCTGACCAGTACGGCTCTGGGTACTACTATCAACGAATTCCCTGTTGCAAACGTCATCGACATCAACGAAGGTGACGGTGACCAACTAATCAAAATCATTGAAGGAAATAGCGAGCTGTTCCTCTTCCGCTCGAACTCGACTTACAGGTTGTCATTCAGCGCATCAGCTGAACCATCGCTAGGAACCCTTACCGTTTTGTCGAACACTATCGGGGCAGACAGCGCACGTAGTGTTGTCGAGGGAGAAAACTACCTAGCTATCTTGCACGCTGGAACCCTGTACCAACTTGCTGGCTATAACTTCTACCCATTCAACCCAGCTAACAAAGTAGAGTTTCAGGTAAAGTCTGGCTACACAGGAATCAAGCAGGCCTTGTCCAAAGTCGGGCAATACCTGATTGTCTGGTATCACGGATACATGTACTGCTACGACACCGAGACTGACCTATGGGTCGAGTGGGAGTCAGTAACTGAGGCTGCTCACTTTATCGAAGCTCCTCGCGGAACCTTCCTAGACTCTGCTGCAGTGCCTACCGCGTATGGCGTTCCTGGCAAGAACCACGCAACTCAGGGTCTACTGAAGCTGGCTCTAGAGTTCACGTCTACATCCACAGAGCTAATCAAATGCTCTATCACCACGAGAACTTACGACCTTGGCCAGCCATCTCTATTCAAGAGACTATTCGGCTGGGAACTTCTGGTAGTCGCCGTTAACTACGTCGAAGCGTCTATTAACCCTATTGACGCTATTAACGTTTCTCTCATGACATGGGATGAGCTGGATAACTACACCTGGCAACAAGCTCAGGATAATGAGATTACTTGGCTTCCATTTGGGTCTGGTATTCCGGTTATCGTTGGTGGCCTGCCATCCTCGGAACCTAACCCACAGGTCGTGAAGGTAAGTGGCAAGCAAACATTCAAGCGAGCCTACTTTACTATCAAGTTTGAGAATGATGGCACTACGGCAACCGCCCCTAGCCGTCTTGACGGAATCGTACTTTATCTAGTCAATGGTCGCAGAATAGCAATGTCGAGGACAGCCTAATGAATAATGTTGGTGGATCAGGATTTAACAAGTACGCTGCTGGTGCAAAACGCTACGGTATTGGAATTGTAGGACCTAATACTGGAATGAAGTTGGACAAAGCAGGTTACGAAGAAAGAGCTACACAACAGCGTGCAAAGAACGCTGCTCTGCTAAAATGGGTACAGGGCAGAAACGGCGCTCGCCGCTTTGCCAAGCCTCAGAGTCAGATAGGTAAGAAGTAATGGGTCTAGCAGATAAAGCAGCACGTGCTGCGTCAGCAGCTAGATCTGCTGGAGGGACGGCCGCAGATGCAGCTAAAGCAGCTAAGGGTTCTGCAACGGCTCAAGGTGCTTTTAAAGTCACTAAGCCTGCTACTACTAAGCCTACTACTAAGCCTGCTACTACTAAGCCTGCTACTAAGCCTGCTACTCCTGCTCCTGCTAAGCCAGCTGACATACAAGACATTCTCGGCCTTGGCGACACTTTTGCGTATCAAGAGGCTGAAAGCGCTTATGACGCAGGAGCGGCATTAAGAGAGTTCCAGCGTCAGCAGGCACAGCGTCAGCTAAAAGATGCACTAGGGGAGATTGACAGGGCAGCTATCTCAAACTACAAAGACATCGCTAATGACTACGCCGCTCGTGGCATGTCTCGTAGCGGTGGATTTATGGGCGCAGAAGCTGCGGCTATGGCTGATAAGACTCGTGCAGACGAACAAGCAAACCAGGCTGTTACCGATTTCTTGGCACAACTAAGTCAAGAGGGGCTTAGTGCCAAGGCTGCTCTCGGAACCACCACCTCAAAGATCATTGCAGACTTCCTAGCAGGTAAGTTTGCCTCAGCCCAGGGAGGCTAATCATGGCAGGCCTATACGGAGATACTCCTGAACTAGATGCAGCTGGAAAAGCCGTTACAGACTTTCTTGGCAGTGGCGTAATCTTGCCTTACATTGCTGACAGGTACTCAAAAGTGAGGAACTTCGCAAATGAGCAACTTCTCCCAGCAATAGGCCGACAGGCGCTAGGTCCTGTCGGTATGGGCTTTGGTCCAACTTCATCTGCTCCCAGTCGGCTTACTCAGGGCGCAAAAAGCCCATTAAGCACTGTGGTCGAAGACTACGCAAGCAAGGTCGATCCTAAGGCCTTTGTTAATCGCATGACATCAGGAGCGCAAGGGGACCAGCGGGGTGCACTAAATCTGCTCTTGAGCCAGATGTACGAAACTTCTGGTGGCCCGAACCAAGCTGCCATTCGACAGCTTGAGGCACAGCGCCTAGCTGCTCAGCAGAACTACAAGACCAACCGTGCCGACGCTCAGAACCTCTACGGAGTCCTCTCCCAGGACATTCAGGAGATGGGAGCGGACCTGCAGACCTCTTACGGTACTGCAATCGGTGAAAGCCAGGCTACTGCCAGTGCTAGACAGGCTGAACTGAGCGCAGAGCAGGCTCGTCAGCAGGCGAACAGGCAAAAAGCCGCTGCTGAGCTGGGTCTTGCACCAGAATCCATCCAAACTAACTACGCCTCCGACGAAGCCTTGAACACAGGCATGGGAAATGTCGCTGCTGGCGCTACGAACTGGGAGAATTTGCTACGTAGCCAGAAAGAATCGGCTATGGAGCGCACTAACCGCTTGGTTACTGCCACTGGAAACACCAAGACTCAGACCCTTTTGGGCATGAAGGCGTTCCTAGACGCACAGCAAGCACAGATTAACGCTCAAATCGCTAACGAGAGGGGTAAAACTCCTACTCAGAAGCTGACTCCGCTAGGAAAAATCCTTTCCGGAGCCATGAATGAGCAGACTTTGAAGCAAGCTCAGGCTCAATTCCCAGAACTATTCGGCTCTCAAGAAGTTAAGTTAACAAAGGGTCAGCAAGCCGCTCAAGATGTGATGACTCAGCTTGGAATCAACTCCCAGCAGTATTCAGATCTTCTAGCAACGGGAACTGTTCTATTGCAAGAGGGTAGAGCGGCAGAACTTACTAACCCACAGCGTATAGTTCTAGCTTCTCTTGGTGTTCCTCAGTACATGTTTGGTGACTAATCTCCTCAAAAAGAGGTAAAATAATCTAGTGGCTCAAGACATTAGCAAACTAATCTCATACCTGCAGTCAAACCCTGTTAAGGTAACTCGAGCAACTCCGCAGGCACGGCCTACTAACCAAATGGGTATCGACTACGGTGCAGCCGCTCCTAGCGAACCATCGGACTTGTTCCAGGATGCGGTTCAGGGCTCCATGAACATTTTCGGCGGCTTCATGCGTGGGCTTACCTCGCTTGGTCGAGGTGTAACCAACCTAGCTGCTGGAACACTTCCTTACGCTAACGCTATCTACGACATGAGCGAAGATGGCATTAGCGCAGACGAGATCCCTAAGATTGGTAGCGCTCTAGCTAACGCCACATGGGGCGGCCTAACTGGACTAGCCAAGGGCGTTGCTTACTCTTTCATG